CTAGTTGGAGATGATAACCTCGCCGAACACCTTCGAGTTCGCCATGCCGCCGACCGAATAGCGGACCTGTTCGCCATCGATCGAGAAGCCGTCGAAGATCCGGCGTACCTCGGGATGATCGTTGAGCGACAGGATGAACCGGCCCCGGATGCCGCGCAGCTGCTCGGCCATGGCCTCGAACTCCTCGCGCCGGAACATGTCCCGGCCATAGTCGGTCTCGCACCCGTAGTAGGGCGGATCGAGGTAAAACAACGTGCCGGGGCGGTCATAGCGCGTGATGAAGTCCGACCAGGGCAACCGCTCCACGATCACACCAGCAAGCCGTTCGTGAACCGCCTCGATCATCGGCCCTACCTTCGAGATGTCGAAGCGCCCGCCAGCGCCGAGCACCACGCCGAACCCACGCCCCTTCACCTTCCCGCCGAACGCAAGGCGCTGCAGGTAGAGGAAGCGCGCCGAACGCTGCAGATCCGTCAACGAGCTGGGCGCCATCGCCAGCAGCTTTTCGAACCCGGCGCGGCTCGTGATCTGGAAGCGCAGCATGTCGAGGAACGGCACATAGTGGTGCTGAACCACCCGGAAGAACGTCGACACGTCCTCTGACCAGTCGTTGATCACCTCACCCTTCGGCCTGCTGTCCCGGCGCAGGAACACGCCGCCCATGCCGACGAAGACTTCCGCATAAGTATCATGCGGAACAGCGTTGATCCGCTGCACCAGACGCTTCGCAAGGTTGCGCTTGCCGCCAATGTAGGGCGCCAGAGGCTTTACCGGCTCGACCGGCACAAGGGCTTCAAATTCTTTCAACATGGCACTGGACTCCGATCTTCTGTTCTCTATCCGTTCCACTCTCGGCCGAGAGGCGGGACGGACCGATTCGGCCGCAAGACGCGTCCGGACCGTTCGGTTCGTGGCGGAGTCCAGTCCGCCGGTTAGGGCTGCGCCAACAGCCCTGCCCCCGCCAACCGGCGAGGAAACTCCATCACGCCCTTCCCGTCGCCCCTGCCACGCCCTGCCCCACTGGCAGCGCAATCGCAGGCCGCTCGAACGCCACTGCCGGCACGCCGAGCCAGTCGTTGAGCGCCAGCATGCGCCGCTGGATCGGCATGATCTCCATCTCGTAGAACACTGCCGCGGCGTCGTTCACGTTGCCGAAGCCGCCGGTGTTCTTGGGCACGATGCCGAGCAGCTGGGGCGGCGTGCGGTGCGCGGCGAGCAGGTCCTCGGACGTGACACTCTTGATGTTGAGGAACTCGTCCTTCGATCCCACCTCGGCGATCGGCAGCAGCTTGATGCCATCGGGCTTGCCCTTGGCCGAGTGGATGAACAGGTTCTTGAAGTTGCCCATGCCCTTGGCCCCGCGCAGCGCCTTGCGCACAGCGTCGACACTCTCGTTGCTCATGCCCTCGTCGGCCAGGTAGAGGATGAAGCCCGCGTGACTGCCGTTGAGGTAGTAGCGGCGGCGGAAGATCGTCGCCGCTTCGTTGAGCAGGCCGGACTGCAGCGCCGAGAGATATTCCGGCATGCCGTAGATTTCCTGCATCGGGTCGGGCTCCATCATGTGGAAGATGGACCCGGCGCGATATTCGATCGCGTCGGAGATCCACCCGGTGCGCGGCGCCCAGAAGAACTGATCAGGCTGCAGGCCGACGCGCGTCCAGGCCGCCGGGGAAGTGCGCAGCGAAAGCGGCCTGCCGGAAAGATTGTCCACCCGCTCGACATAGCCGTTGCCCATCACGAGGAAGTCGAGCGCCCACTTCTCGAACTCTGCCATCGACAGCCAGCGCGAGGGCACGAAGCTCGCGGTCAGCAGGTTGCGCTTGAGCAGGATGGCGCTCTGGTGGTGCGGTGCCATGCGATAGGCGCGGCCCAGCCCGATCAGGCTGATCGGCGGCTCGTACCAGCGGTTGTTATGCGCCACCTCGAACATGTCGAAGATTTCGCGCCGGTCGATCACGCTCTCCGGATCCCCGAAGGTGAAGGCGATCGGCGGATTGGTCTGGTCGGCCACCGCCGGCAAAGTCTGGTCAGGCATCTTCGTAAACCTCCACTGTGGTGGTGCCGCTGGCGGGCTCGGTGATATCGAGGGGTTCGAACGCCAGGGCGTGCATCACTGCCCAGGCGAGATCGGCGTGGCCGGTGCCGCCGGCACGATCGGCAACGTAGGTCACCTGCGTGCCGCCCTTGGTGATCTCGGGGCGGATCGCCATGAAGGCCTGCATGAGATCGAGCCACCCGGCATCGAACTCGAGGCGGTTGCTGGTGATGACGTTCTTCGCCTTGAGGACCATCTGCGTCTTCGTCGCGACCGAGTAGGTGATCGCCTGGGCCATCGGGAACCACTTGCTCACCAGCTGGTGCACGGCCTTGCCCGCGCCGGTGATGTCGATCCCGATCTTGGTGACGTTGTACTTGTCGTAGAACTCGCGCACCGCCTCGGCCTGCGCAGCGAAGTCGAGGCCCTTCAGGCGCTTCTTCTCGAGCACCCGGAACTTGCCCCCGATCTTCGTCGGCGCTGCCACCGCCACCAGCGCGGCATCGTCGCCGGTGCCGTTCTCGCTGGCATTGGGATCGTAGCCGAGCCAGACCTCGCCCGCGTAGGGGCGCAAGGCATAGGGCTGGAAGTCCTTCGCCCAGGCATCCCAGCTGTCGACCATGCAACGGCGCATGATCGCGAAGGGAAACATGCTCTGGCTGTCATCGAGGAAGATGCAGCGGAAGAGGTTGTCGAACTCCTCGAGCGAATACTGCTGCTGCAGCTGCTCGGGGTCGACCAGGTCAAAGCCGCCGTCGATCGCGTCGTAGATCGTGACGATCTGTCGCCAGATGCCATCGGGCCCCAGCTGGCCGTCCTGCAGCGCCTCGTGGCTGATGTCGATCTGCACCTTGTCGGCCTTGGGCCGCTTGCGGTTGTAGCGATCGCCGCACCACATCGGATAGGCTTCGTGCGCCAGCGTGCTGGGCGTCGAGAACAGGGTAATGGTGTATTGCTTCTGCGTCGCCATCGCCGAGGCGACCTTGAACAGCTCCTCGAAGCCGTAGATCCAGAAGCACTCGTCGATGATGACATCGCCGTGATAGCCCTGCGCGGTGCGATAATTGGTGCCGAGGAAGTGCAGTTCGAACGGTTCGAGCGCTTCGGCCTCGTCGTCCTCGGGATCAGATCCCCGCTGCACAACGATCGGATCACCCTTCAGGGTCACTCCGCAAACCTTCTGCACCCACTGGACGATGTAGTTGCGGAAGATGTTTGCCTGGGCGCGGCTTGCCGAGATGAAGATCTGGTTCTTGCCGGTCTCCATCCCCACAAGGAATCGCTCGCGGGCAAAGTACCAGGTCGCGCCGATCTGCCGCGATTTCAGGATCATGCGGGTGCGTAAGGTTGTGCTGGTCAGCAGCCAGCCCTTCTGCCGCCCGTGCAGCTGGCCCTCCATGTCGGCGCGCAGCTTCGCCGTCATGTCGGGCGTAATGAGGTTCTTCACCTCCTGCTTCTTCGCGTTCGCCGCCTTCGCGCCATTGCTGCGATTCGGATTGAGGTCGGCCTCGTTCCCGCCTTCGCGATAGCGCTCGATGCGGGCAAGCCGCTCGAGCTGGCGCCCCAGCAGGTCGATCTCCTTGTAATCGCCGCCGGTTTTCTTCTCCTTGTCGATCAGGGCGAGGTAGCGCTCTAGCGTGCCTTCCTGCGCCCGCACGATCGGCGGAGCTTCGTCCCACTTGTGCCGCGTCTTCCAGCTGGCGACCGTTGAGTAGGGAACCTGCAGCTCTTCGCTGATTTGCTGCATGGTCCAGTGGCGCCAATAGAGCGCGCGCGCCTTCAGCCGGGTCAGCTCACCCGGAAACTTGATGACGTTGGAGTCGCCGCCCCCGCCGGTCGGTTCCTCGTCGCCCTGATCGTGATCAGATGGCTCCATAGCGGGCAAGCTATGGCGCTTGTTCCAGCCCTTTCGCCCCCGCTGCGTTGTGACGGCGCGGCTTACAACGCGCCCGCGTTGCGAAGATGCCCCGGCAACTGTCCTTTGGCGACTGTCAGATCAGCCGTTCCCACCCGCCAGGGGAACGGCACCAACCGAGAACCGGAGCCGAACCCATGGCGAAGACGCGATTTTTCCGAGTGGCTGTCGAAGGTGCCACCACCGATGGCCGCACGATCGAGCGGCAGTGGCTGGCCGATGCCGCTGCGACCTATAACCGCGAAACCTACGCGGCCCGGGTGAACATGGAGCACATTCGCGGCATCACCGCGGACAAGCCCTTCAAGTCCTATGGCGATGTGCTCTCACTCAAGACCGAAGAGGTCGAGATCGAACTCGCCGGCAAGAAGGAAAAAAAGCTCGCCCTCTTCGCCGAGCTCGACGTGACCGACGAGCTGGTCGCGATCAACAACGATCGCCAGAAGCTCTACACCTCGATCGAGATCAGCCCGAACTTCGCCAACAGCGGCAAGGCTTACCTGGTCGGCCTCGCCGTGACCGACAGCCCCGCCAGCCTCGGCACCGAAATGCTGCAGTTCGCAGCCTCGCAGGGTGACAAGAACCCGCTGCTCGCCCGCAAGCAGGATCCGGCCAACCTGTTCACCGCAGCTATCGAGGCCGAGTTGGTGATCGAAGAAGCTCCCGTCGCAAACCCCGATCCGACCGGCGTCCTCGCCTCGGCCAAGGCCTTCTTCGACCGCTTCATCAATGGTGGCCAGAACGCAGGCCAGCAGCAGGAATCTCAAGCGGAACCGGTCACGCCTCCCGCTCCGGCCGCACCCGAGATCGACGGCACCGCCATGGCTGCGTTCGGCGCGATCATCACCCAGATGGCGACCACGGTCACCGAACTCGCCGCCACCACCAAGGCCTCGATCGACAAGCTGACGACGGACGTGAAGTCGGTCAGCGACAAGCTCGAAGCCACCCCGGCGCTCACCCCCGGCTCGAACCCGCAGGGCTTCACCCAGCGCTCCCTCGCGACCGGTGGGAACGTCAACGCAGCCCGCACGGACTGCTGAGCCAGCCACCCCGAAACCTCGCCCGCGCCCTACTGCCTCCCCAACTTTGAGGACCGATCCATGAAGAATGAAACCCGGGCCAAGTTCTTTGCGATGGTCAGCCACATCGCGCTGCTCAACGACATCGACGCGGCCACCGCGCAGACCGCCAAGTTCACTGTCGCGCCGTCGGTGCAGCAGACGCTCGAACAGCGCATGCAGGACAGCAGCGAATTCCTCGGCATGATCAACGTCGCGCCGGTCGATGAAATGCAGGGCGAGCTGATCGGCCTCGGCATCGGCAGCACGATCGCAAGCCGCACCAACACCGCCGGTGGCAACCGCCGCAACGGCATCGACCCCTCGGCGATGGACAACCGCACGTACACCTGCGTGCAGACCAACTTCGACGTCGCGATGCGCTATGCCAAGCTCGATCTCTGGGCGAAGTTCCCGGACTTCGAGACGAAGTGGCGCGACAACATCGTGCAGCGCATCGCGCTTGACCGCATCCTGATCGGCTTCAACGGCACCAGCGCCGCTGCCGCCACCGATCGCGGCGCCAATCCGTCGCTCGAAGACGTCAACATCGGTTGGCTCGAGAAGATGCGCCTCGAGAACGCAGCGCGCGTGCTCGACGAAGGCAGCGACGTTGTCGGCAAGGTGACCTACGGCACTCATGCCAGCGCAGACTACAAGACACTCGACGCGCTGGTCTGGGACGCCAAGGAAACGCTCCTCGCCGAATGGGCGAAGAACGACACCGAACTGGTTGCGATCGTCGGCTCCGACCTGTTGCACGACAAGTACTTCCCGATGGTCAATTCGGACGAAGCACCGACCGAGCAGCTCGCCCGCGACGTGATCATGAGCACCAAGCGTCTCGGTGGCCTGCCCGCCATGCGCGTGCCCGGTTTCCCGAACGGCACGGTGTTCATCACCCGCCTCGACAACCTCTCGATCTACTACCAGGACGGCAAGCGCCGCCGCCTGATCAAGGACGAGCCGGAGTACGATCGCGTGACCGACTACCAGTCCTCGAACGAGGCCTACGTGATCGAGAACCTCGAATACGCCTGCCTCATCGAGAACATCGAAGAGCACGCCGCCGCCTGACCCTGACCCTGCCGGAGCCTTCGACCAGCTCCGGGCGACAACTGCCCCTCCGGACCGGACCCGTCCGGACATCCGGAGGGGCGTTTTTGAAAGTGATCCCGATGGCCCTGTCCCCCGCCAAAGCCAGCTTTCAACGCAAACTCGCCGGTCTCGCCAGCGGCGCCGTCTCGCGCGAAGGCGCTGCCGCACCTATGCCAACCACCGGCCCCGTCGCCAGCGAGTACCAGCAGCTCCTCGCCGCCCTGCAGATCGACATGAACCGGCTGCGCCAGATCCAGTCGACCGACAAGAAGATCGAAGCCAAGCGCGGCATGATCGGCCAGTACCTGCCGTGGGTGGAAGGCGCGCTTGCCGCCGAGCAGCCCGCCCAGGACGAGATCGTCGGCAACATGCTGATCTGGTCCCTCGACATCGCCGACTGGGATCTGGCTTACGCCCTCGCCCAACACTTCCTCAAGCACGGCCTTGCCCTGCCCGAGCGCTACAAGCGCCAGCCCGCCACCCTGATCGCCGAACAGGTGGCCGAGGCCGGTCTCGCCCCTGCTCCCTCGATCGACCTCGTGACGCTGCAGAAGTTCGACGAGCTGCTGCTGGGCCGCGACATGTTCGACCAGGTCGAATCCAAGCTCTACAAGGCGCTCGGCCTCGCTTTCCAGCGCGCCGCCGATGCCTTCGACCCCACGGCTGACAACGCCGTGGCCGGGGGCAAATCCTCTCTGTTGCAGAACGCCCGCGATTGCTTCCAGTCCGCGCTGACGCTCGACAAGGGCGCAGGCGTGAAGAAGCTGATCGAGGCCCTCGACCGCGAACTGAAGAAGGCCCAGACCGGAGAAGCACAATGATCTTTCAATCCCTGATCGGCTTTGCCCTCATCCTCGCCTTGGTGCTGTTCGACTTCCCCATCCTTTCGAGCTTTCGGATGCATGGACATCGACACCTGATCACCGGTCATCCGCGCAGCCCCCGCCGCTGCCGATAACGAGCTGCTCCACCCGAGCCGGGGGGCGGAAGCGACCGCGGCAGCGCAAGCGAACCAAAGGCCGCAACCTCACCCCCCACCCGTTTGAAAGTCGCCGTGATGTCCGCCTTCGTCGCCGTCCCTCCCGCACCGCAAAGCCCGGTCAATGCCACGGTGACTGCCGGTGACTGGTGGCCCGAGATTGATTGCGGCGCGATGCGCGAAGCGCTGCGCCTCGGCGATGCGGTCACCCATGTGCGCCTGGTCGAAGCGGTGCGGGGCGCGATCATCACGGTGCAGGCCGAACTGCGCGATTGGACCGCCACGCAGCGCGCCGCCGGGGTGGAAACCCTTTCCGCCGTCGCCCCGGACGAGATGATCGATGGCTTCACCCGGTTGGAGCTGCTGTGGATCCGCGCGGTCCGGTTCCACGCCGCTGCCGAACTGCTCGAAGGCCACCGCGATACTTCGGCCACGAATGAGATGATCGTGCGCGCCGATGCCGAACTGTGCACCGCCGGTGACTATCGCAAGCTCGCCACCCAAGCCGTGCGCGATATCCTCGGCGTGCCACGCACCACGGTGGAGCTGATCTGATGAAGAAGGCTGCCGCTATCTTCGCCACGATCTACCTGCTCGGTTCGGTGCTCACATTCGGCCACCAAGGAGCTCGTTTTACTCGTGAATGTGATCATTTCCCGGGCGTACCAGCCTTCATGGCAGGGCTAGGTTGGCCGCTGTACTGGCCATACCGCCTTTCATGGGATGCCTTTAACCCGCCGAGGGCGACGCCATGCCCCGCACCGTAACGGCCCAGCAGGACGATACGCTCGATCTGCTTTGCTGGCGCGAGCTGGGTGCAACCTCGGGTCTGCTGGAACAGGCCTATGCATTGAACCGCGGGCTTGCCGATGCAGGCCCGCTTCTGGCCGAAGGAACCGTGGTGATCCTGCCCGATCCCCCTGCCGCAACCGCCGCGCTGCGCGAAACCGTGAACCTGTGGGATTGATCATGGATCAGACTGTCCTTTCCCAGATCATCACCAGCTTCGGCCCCGCCGGGTCGTTTGTCGGATACCTCATCTGGCAGCAGATGCGGCGCGACAAGATCGACCAGGAGCGGGTCGAGACCGACAAGGAACTGGCCACCGCGTTGGCCAACCTCACCAACGCGATCAACAACAACAGCCGGGGGCCGCGCTGATGTGCGAACGCGCCGAAAGCGGAAGGGCGATCCGCAACGCCGTGGCCGGTCTCACGCTGGCCGTGGCCAGTTTTGCCCCTGCCCTGCCCGATGATGCCCCGGCCCCGCGCCAGCCCAAGGCCCGCGCAGCACGCCCCGCGCGCCGCCGCACCGTATCGGTGGCCTGATGCGCAAGCCCGCCTCGCTTCGCGCCGCCATCGTGGCCCGCGATCCCGATCTTGCGGCCTCGCCGGATCGCCTGCTGATCTGGCTCGAAACCGGCAAGGTGCGCTCGATCGGCGGCGGCGCGGCGCATTTCGAATGGGAATACACCCTCAACGTGGTGGTTTCCGGCTTCGCCAAGGATCCGGCAATCCTTTCCCTTGCGATCAACCTGTGGCTGCAGCGCAATCAGCCCGATCTGCTCACGGCAAAGACGGGATACACCTTCGAAGCCGATGTGCTGAATGACAAGGAAGTGGACGTGCAGTTCACCCTGCGCCTGTCCGAAGCCGTGCTGGCCCATCCCCAGCCCGATGGCGGCGTGGTGCTGGAATACCTCGAAGAGCCAAAGCTGTTCGATGATGAAGACGAGATCGGCGGCAACCTGCGCGAGATCTGGCGCAACGCCGATCCCGATGAACCCATCCTGCCGATCGAAACCTGAAGGGCGCGCGCGTGGCCGAAGATCTCGAAGCGCTGGAACCATGGCTGCAGGGTTATCTCGATCGCCTCGCGCCGGCACAGCGCCGCAAGGCCGCGCAGGCCATCGGCCAGCAGGCCCGCCGCGCCAACGCACTGCGCATCGCGGCAAACGTTGAACCCGATGGTGCCGCCATGGCGCCAAGAAAGCAAAAGAAGCGCCTCGCCGATCGCCACGGCAAGGTGCGCCGCACGGCCAAGATGTTCGCCAAGATCAGGCTCGCCCGCTTCCTGCGGGTGCAGGCCAGCGAGGATCAGACCGAGGTCGGTTTCAAGGCTGGCACGGATTCACGCATCGCATCAGTGCACCAGTACGGTCAGGTCGATTCCGTGGGCCGCACCAGGCGTGGTCAAGTAGTGCAAACACGTTACGCCGCGCGCCGCCTCTTGGGCTTCTCGCCAGAGGATAGGCAGGCCATCCTCGATACCGCGATCCGGATGGTCGAAGGCTCCTGACATCACCCGCACCCTCAACCGATAAGGAGGCCCCGCATGCAAGCCGTACAGATCGACCACGCCGCAACCCCAGTCATCAAGCCCGATTGGCCCATGCGCCTGCGCAGCCACATCGAGGCCGCGCTGGCCATTGCCGATGAAGCGGGCCTCATGCTGGTCGGCATCGATCTCGATCAGGCGTTGTGCCACCTCAACGATCTTGGCACCGGCGATCTTTCCCACTAAGCGAGCCGTCCCCCGGCGGGCGGGTCTTTGCCTCCCCGCCCGCCCCGGTGGCGGTTTGCCCGGTCTCCCACTGGTGTACGCAGACCGTCACCGGTTACGCAAAGCTAAAGGCGCGCCAGGGCAACCCGGCGCGCCTTGCTATTCAGGCAGAAATGTCACTGCGCTGGCGGTGGTTCCGGCGCTGCCTCTGCGGGTAGTGTCTGGGCCCAGTTGAAGGCACCCACGGCATAAGTCACGGCGGTGGTGCAGGCCTGCACATCAGCACTTGCGACAGCCACGAAGGAATCGGCGGGCACTTCTGAAGAAAGTCCGGCACTGCCACTTTGGGCGGGGGCAGCGGCTTGGCCGGGTGCGCCTCGATCACCTTGGGGCCGCACCCCGCCAGCGGCGATGCTATTGCGGTCAGCAAAGCTGCGGCCAGCAGCCACCGCGCGTTCCAGATCCTGCGCATGGGCGATATCGCTCCTTTCTGCATTGGCGGCGGTGCGCCGCTCCTCGTCTTCGTTGGCAGCGGCTTGCAGCGCGGCGGCTTCGTCCTGCGCCGTAATGATGGCGGCGCGGTCCGCCTCGCACTGCGCCAGTGCGGGCTTGAACCCATCGATATCGACGGCCCAGAAATCCGCGCCGAACATCTTCACGTGGCCCATGCGCAACCCTTCGATGCGCAAGGTCTGGAACGCCAGCAGCACGGCCAGCACGCCAATCGCCAGCCAATGCCAATTGGCGCGGACCCACTTCTCGATCATTGGCAAGTCTCCAGCAGCTGCTCGATCAGGCCGAACAGGGACAGGCCCCCAAGGGCCACGATGACGGCACAAAGCGTGCGTTCGCCCATGTCAGGCCTCGTTGGTGGAAATGGCGCCCGATGCGGCCAGCTCGAACCGGCGCGCGCTGGCCGGCGGCGCGGCATATTCCGGCCGGCGCACTGCGATGCAGCGTTCCTTGCGAATGCGCGTGATTGAAACGGCATTGCTCTGGTTGCCGCCCAGGACGTGAAACGCCGTCCGGTCCTCGGCGATGTAGAAGCCCACATGCCCGCCGCCCCCGGGCCGTTCGAACACCAGCACGTCGCCCAGCCCGCCCCGCACCTGTGGCGTGCCGAACTTGGCCCAGTTGCGCGCCCACAGCGGATTTTGCGGCACGGCCTTGCCCGCACGATGCGCCACGATCGCGGCGAACAGGCCGCACCACGGAATGTCATCATCGGAATAGCCGGCGATCTTCACGCCTGCAGAATTGAGCTCATCGCGCCAGCTCATGATCGTGGCATTCGATCCCTTGCCCACCACTTCGGCCACGCCGTGCAGTTTCAGGCCTTCGGTGATCGTGCGGGGCAGCGTGCCCACGGTGCCGAGCCAGTCATAGCCCTTGGGGAAAGTTGCGGCAGTCATGCGGGGGCTCCTTCAACGGTTGCCCCACCGTGCCCCTCCCGCGCGCGCGATGCGCCCCGCCGCCCTTGTTCCGCGCCGCGCTACAAGATCAGGGGAACAGCTTTTCCTTGCCGAAGTAGATCTGCGCGTCGGACTTTGCACCGAGGTAGGCTTGCGCTCGAGTCTTGGCGCCGCGATAGCGGGGGATCAGCAGTGGACGCAGGGCGATGGTCTGTGCAGCAGCAGACGAGCTGGTCGAAGTCGCGCCCCCGGTCCACGCTGGCGGGTCATATGCGCCGCTTGTCCAGGTCGCGGAAGCGATCCACACCCCGATATCCCTGGTAGTGCCATCCGCCTTGACGCTGACCCCGTTGGACATGCCGCTGGGCACTGTAAAGGCGGAACCGCCAGTGCCCTGCACGCCCGCCCCTGCCGCAATCACAATAGCCCCGGGCGTTACTGGTGTGATGGTGGGCGGATTGCCGCGCGAAGCGTTGGTGGTCGCCACAGCAGTGCCAACAACGTCAATCGGGTTTGTGGTGTCAACGCCGCGCCAGACTTGCACAGCAGCTGCGCCGCCATAGATCGTGCTGGACAGGCGCGTGATGGTCAGGGCGCTGTCGGGCGTGGCCCCCTGTACCTTGTAGAACAGACCAAAGTTGGTGTCCCACGTGTCATCCGCATACACGGTTGAGCCTGCAACGGTGTAGGCCCCGCTGTTGTTGCCCGTAACCGTCGGCGCATCAGAAGCCGTCCCCCCGCCCTGACCCGCCGCAACAACGACTATATCGCCCACCGCGACGCCGAGCGCAGCCAGATCGACGGTGTACGTCGATCCGCTTGTGCTCTTTATCGCAGAAGCGGTGCCAACAAGGCTAAGGCCCATATCAGCCCAGCACCGTGATCCGCACAGAGTTGGCCGCAGGTGCCGTGCCGAAGGTGACCGTCACGGTGTTGGTATCGGTACAAACCACGTCAGCGATGATCACTTCGTCGGTCGCCACTAGGCGCAGCTGCACGATCACGTCCTTCGTGCCGAGGTTGTGGGCAAACGGTATAGAGGTAAGCGAACCATTGCCGATGGTGGCCGATGCCTTGCGCGCCACGATCGCGGTGTCGATTGCCAGCCCGGTGCCGCCGTTGGTAAGGCCACCGCTGGCTACGATCTTGGCGCTGATGACAGATCCGGTGATATCCACGCCGTTGCCAGCGGTATAGCTGGTCGATGCGCCGAACTGGTTGATCGAGATGCTGGTGGTGCCAACCGTGATCGTCCCGGTGTTCTCGATGCGCCACTGCGATTTGCCGTAAGTGGTGCCTTCCTCGACAAACCAGAACGCACCCGGCGTCAGCTCGAAGTTTTCGTCCGCATCGGCGGCGCGGCTCCATGCGCCGGCGGCGACCACGTAAACGCCGTTCTGGCTGCCGGTGGATTGCCCTCGGGCCAGCACGCGGTCACCCGCCACCACGGCCACGCCGTCGATGGTCTGGGTGCCTGACAACGTGATGTTGGCGTTGGCCACGGCGCGCACCGATGCCTTGCTGTCGATCCCTGCCGCCGCGTTGGCCACTTGGGCCTGCACCCATCCGCGCGTTGCCGCGTCCTGCGCCGAAGTGGGATCGGCAAGGTTGGTGATGCGCTGGGAATTGAGCGAGACCGCCGCTGTGGGCGCGGCGAACTGATCAAGGCGATAGGCTTGCACCGTGGTGGCCAGATCGCTGATCGTCGCGGCGGTCTGCGTGCCGGTGTGGTTCGCCCGGGAAAGGTAGAACGCGGCGTTCTGGCCGTTGAAGGACAGCGAATTGTCGGCGGTGTGGCCCCATGCGCTGTTCTGATAAATCTGCAGGCGGCCCAGCGTGGTATCGAAATAGACTTGCCCCGCCACCGGGCTTGCCGGTGCCGAGGCGCGGGCATCGAGCGAGGCACCGCGGATTGCGTTGCCCTGGAAATCGTAAGGGACGAAGATCTTCATGGCTGCTGCCTTTCGGTCAGATCAGCACGGCAATGCCTGCGAAAGGCACGCCGAAGCTGATGGATAGGGTGTTCACGTCAAGCTGGGTGATGGCGGGGCCCACTTCCGCGCCGTCGACATCGAAGATCTGCACCGTGGGGTAGTGGCCCAGGTTGTGCGGGATGATCCACGTCTCGAGCGCACTGGGTGGGCGCCACGTGATGCTGTTTGCCCCGCCCGCTGCGCCTTCCGGCCCGCGCGGACCGATCACCACCGGCACTGCCGCCGCATCGGGGCGCTGCAGCGCTGCTGCCTCGATCCGCCCATCCGGGCCGAACCACGCCGTTTGCAGCGCGGGTGCGGGCTGTATCCAACGGGTGACCAGCATCAGCCACTGGCCCCGCTGATGCTTTCAGCAAGGGTGATGAACACCGGGTCCGTGATCTGCACCACCTCGCCGTCCAGCAGGAATCGCGCGTCGGCGGCGTACTGCCCCGGGGAAAGATTGGCGGTTACCGTGGCCGGGATGGTCAGCAGCCAGCGCGCCTTGATTGCGCCCGGCCCGCTGCCCTGTGCCGGTTCGAAGGCCACATCGAACGTGGCGCTGGCTTCGGTGCTGGCCTTGGGCACCACCTGCCCGCTGGTCCGCTTCAGCACCGCGTCAACGGAGTAGCCTTCCGGATCGCCCGAAACCACTTCGCGCCCGATCACGATCGGTTCGCCACGCTGGAAACGGTAGATCGGCGGCACGGACATGAAGGCTCCGGGGCTGGGGATGTGCAGGCGGACCCTGCCGCCCCGGCCCCCGCCTTTCGAGCCGCGCACCTTGTAAGACAGCGTGGCACAACGCGCGGGCGTTGAGGCATTGCCCCGCCCGCACGATCACCGGGCCATGGCAATTGCATCCGACAGCTTCACCGGGGTCGACCTGTCGCGCCTTCCCGCGCCGAACGTGATCGAGCAGCTCGATTTCGAAACCATCGTGGCGCAGGCCAAGGCCCAGTTCGCCTCGCTGTTTCCGGGTTGGACCGCCGATCTGGAAAGCGATCCGATCGTCAAGCTGATCGAACTGTTCGCCTATCGCGAGATCGTGTTGCGCCAGCGCGTGAACGATGCGGCGAAGGCCGTGATGCCCGCCTTTGCCACCGGTGCCGATCTGGATCACCTTGCCGCGCTGTTCGGCATCGAACGGTTCATCGTCACCCCGGCCAACCCGCTCACCGGCACGCCCGAAGTGCTGGAAAGCGATGATGATTTCCGCCGCCGCCTGACCCTTGCCCCCGAAGGCTATTCCGTGGCGGGTCCGGAAGGGGCCTATATCTTCCACGCCATCTCGGCCTCGTCCGAAGTGCTCGATGCATCGGCCACCAGCCCCGATCCCGGCGAAGTGGTGGTGGCCGTTCTGGCGCGCAGCGGCGATGGTACGGCAGCCGCGCCCTTGCTGGCCACCGTCAACGCCCGCCTCAATTCCGCATCGGTGCGCCCCCTGACCGATCAGGTAACGGTGCAGTCCGCCGCGATCGTCAACTTTGCCGTCACGGCCACGCTCACCTTCCTGCCCGGGCCGGATCGCGCCGTTGTCATGGCCACGGCACAGCAGCGCCTTGCTGCCCATCTTGCCGATCTGCGCCGCCTGGGGCGCGATATCACGCGGGCCGGGATCATTGCCGCACTGGCCCCCGATGGGGTGCACAATGTGGTGCTGACCGCGCCTGCTGCCGATGTCGCCATCACGCGCCTTCAGGCCGGCTATTGCACCGCCGTCACCCTGACGGACGGCGGCGTGGGTGAATGATGGGCCTGCTGCCCTTCGCCAGCACCCCCATGGAGCGCGCCGCCGATCTGCTGGCGGCGATGCGGATCGATGCGATCGAAAGCCCGCTGCGCGCGCTGTGGTCTGCCGAGAACTGCCCCGAAGAACTGCTGCCGTGGCTCGCCTGGGGCCTGTCGATCGACAGCTGGGATGCCGATTGGCCACTGCACATCCGCCGTGCCCGCGTGGCCTCGGCCATCGCGATCCAGCGGATCAAGGGCACGGCGCAATCCGTGGAAGACGTGGTGCGCAGCTTCGGCGGCAACATCGTGCTGCGCGAATGGTTTCAGGAATCGCCCCCCGCCGATCCCTACACCTTCAAGCTCACCGTAACGCTCGGAACCTTGGGCGATGAAGCGCCCAGTTCCGCCTTCATCGATGCGGTGATTTCCGAAGTGGCGCGCACCAAGCCCGCCCGATCGCACTTCACCTTCGTGGTGGGAGTGAACGCCACGGCCCGCATCGGCCTTCGCGCCGTGGCGCGTCCCGCCGTGTTCGCCCGCATCACTGCCCCCGCAACCTGATCCCGTCCGCGCAGGAGCCATAAGCCATGCCGCTCAATATCGTCGTCACCAACGCGGGCCGCGCTGCGATCGTCAATGCCGAGAACACCGGCACCGCGCCTGTCACCATTTCCGAAGTCGGCCTTTCGGCCACCGCGATCACGCCGGTTGCCACCGCCACTGCACTTGCCGGAGAGTTCAAGCGCATTGCCGGGGTATCGGGCGCCGCCGTGGCGGATGACACGATCCACATCGGCGTGACCGATGAAAGCGCCGATGTGTGGACCGCGCGCAGCTTTGCCCTCTACCTTGCCGATGGCACCCTGTTCGGCATTTATGGCCAGCCAACCCCGATCATCGAAAAGTCGGCATCGAGCACGGCCCTGCTCGCGATTGACGCGATCTTCGCCGATATCTCTGCCGCCAGCCTTTCATTCGGTAACACCAATTTCTTCTATCCCCCTGCCACGGTCGATACTGCAGGCGTGGCCGAGCTCGCCACGCTGGCCGAAGCGCTGGCCGGAACCGACGCCGCCCGGATCCTGACCACGGCGATCGCCAAGGCAGCGGTGCTTTCATGGTTGCTGACACAGGATGGCTCCGGCTCGGGCCTCGATGCGGATCTGCTCGATGGGCAGAACGGATCGTACTACGCCGATATCGCGGCCCGCCTTGGCTTCACCCCGGTGAACAAGGGCGGTGACACGATGACCGGGCTGCTGACCCTGTCCGGCGCGCCTACGGCCAACCTGCATGCCGCCACCAAGAAGTATGTCGACGATGCCGCGTTCGCCGCCACCATCGGCTATACCCCGGTGAACCGCGCCGGTGACACGATGACCGGGCTGCTCACGCTGTCCGGCGCTCCCACCGCCACGCTTCACGCCGCAACAAAGGCCTATGTCGATGGCCTGGTCACCGCTGCCGCGCTGCTGGCCAAGATCATCACGGTCGATGGCTCCGGCTCCGGCCTCGATGCCGATCTGCTCGATGGGCAACAGGGCACGTTCTACACCGATATCGCCGCCCGCCTCGGCTATACCCCGGTGAACAAGGCCGGTGACACGATGACCGGGCTTCTCACCCTTTCCGGTGCGCCCACGGCCAACCTGCACGCCGCAACCAAGGCCTATGTCGATGGGCTGGTCACTGCTGCCGCGCTTATCGCCAAGATCATCACGGTCGATGGTTCCGGCTCGGGCCTCGATGCCGATCTGCTCGACGGGCTCGATTCCACCGCGTTCCTCAAGCGGGCCGACGCGATGTGGAACGGGGTGCAGAGTTCAAGCCCTGCCGCGTGGCGCTTCTTCCGCCTGCTGCTAACCGATGGCTCGCAGATGCGCATCCAGCAGGGCTATCAGTCATCGCCCAGCAACGGCGTGCACAACGTCTCTTTCCCCACGCCCTACAGTACCACCGGCCAGCTGGCATCGGTGGCGGTCAGCGCGGCGGATATTCAGGTAACGCCCACGATCGACAATTCCAGCGGGACTGACAATTTCGAGGTGAAGCTCATCAAGTCCTCTGTAACCAACAACGGCTTTTCCGTGCTTGTCTCTGGCCTCGGTTCGGGCACCGCCGGGGCGGGCTTCACGTGGCGTTGCATCGCCACCCATTACTGATCCAGCAGCGAAGGATACCCGCGATGAAGACCACCATCGGCAAGTTCGATCCCGCCACCGGCACCGTCAATGTCACCTTCCGGCATGGCAATGTCACCCATCGCCGCCCGGTCAACGCCTGCACCCTGCCCGATGGCAGCTATGACGCGGTGGGCACCAGGGCGCGCGTTGCCGAAGTGGCGCAGGGCGTGGAAAAGAAGATCGATCAGGGCCTGATCACCATGCCGGCCCCCGCGCCTGCCACAACGCCGGCACCTGCGGCCGAGCCGGAAACCCCGTCCGAACCGGCCTGAAATGCGCCCTCGGCCCTGCGCTGACTTGTAAGGCGGCGCGCCACAATGGCGCGCGCTGGCGCGCAGGCGCGGGGCAGGCGCATGTCATGCCTCATGCGTACGCCCGAAGATGTTGAAACCGATCCCGATGGCCTGATCAGGCTGGGCACGGTCGCGTCTGTCGATCTTGGCAACGCGCGCTGCACCGTCACTTACGATGATGACGTCGAAAGCCCGCCGCTGCGCTGGTTCGAAATGCGCATGGGTGCCACCCGCACATGGAGCCCGCCCACCGAGGGCGAGCAGGTACTTGTGTTGTGCCCTGCCGGTGAAATCGCTGCCGGGGTGGTGCTGCGCGGTATCGTCTGTGCGGCCAACCCGGCCCCCGGCAATGCCCTGCGCGAACTGATCCGCTTCGATGATGGTGCCGAGATCGCCTATGATCCGGAATCGCACGAGCTCGAAGCCGTGCTGCCATCCGGCGCCACCGCGATGATCGTGGCCGATGGCGGCATTTCCATCACCGGGGACATCACCCTTACCGGCAAGCTGACCGCAAGTGGTGACGTCGTGGCCGGTGGCATCAGCCTCAAGAACCACAAGCACCCCGGCGTCCAGTCCGGCTCTGCGCAGACAGGAGCCCCGGTATGATCCCCTATCTTCCCACCATGGATGATCTGCGCCGGGTGGCAGAGCTGCTGCACGCCACCGGCATGCCCCAGCTGCTGATCCTCATCCTTGGCCTGTGGCTGGGCACGATCTGGTGCGCCCTTGCCACCCTGCCCGCCACGCCCGAACCACTGCGCCGCCGCCTGTGGATCGCCTTCACCTGGGCACCGCTTCGCCTGTACCAGCTGGTGCTGGTGCGGATCCTGCGCCGGGGCACGCGGCAATGACGCAATCCGGCATCGGCACCAGCCTGACCGGCATGGATCGCAACACCGGCAAGGCCATTTCCGGTGACGATCACCTTGCCCAGTCCATTGCCGATATCCTGACCACGCCGATCGGCACCCGGCCCATGCGCCGGGATTACGGCTCGCTGCTGTTCGAGCTGATCGACAAGCCCTTGAACGCTGCCACCCGGCTGCTTTGTGTCCAGGCCGTGGCGATTGCCCTTGCCCGCTGGGAACCGCGCATCCGCCTTCGTCAGGCAGTGCTGTCGGGCAATCATGCCGATGGCACCGCCGTGCTCTCTGTCGTGGTCCGTCGCACCGATGGCGCCAGCCAGAACACCCTCTCCCGCTTCTCGATCCCCCTTCCCTGAAGAAAGGCCCCGTCATGCACGGCATCAAGACGAACCTGCTTACTTCCGGCGCCCGCGCCATTGCACCGCTCGCCAGTGCCATCATCGGCGTGGTGGTTACCGCAACCGCTGCCGTGGGCGCGCCCACCACGGCGCTCAACGCGGCCTTCCCGCTCGATACGCCGGTGCTGGTGACCAACATCCGCAAGGGCCTTGCCGATGCAGAAGGCACCACCGGCACTCTGCTGCCCACGCTTGAAGCCATCGCCGATCAGGCCAGCGCCGCCGTGATCGTGGTGCGCGTGGCCACCGATGTGGATTCCTCGGAGCAGGATGACTTGGTCATCGGCGGCACCACTGCCGGGAACTATACCGGGGTGCAGGCCCTGCTCTCGGCTGAAACCCGCACCGGCTTCCGCCCCCGCATTATCGGCGCACCCGGCCTTGATACCGCCGATGTCACCGCCGCACTGGTGGCCGTGGCGCGCAAGCTGCGCGCCCGCGTCTATGCCGCTGCCCACGGTGCCGATATGGCCGCTGCGATCACCTATCGCGAAACCTTCGGCGATCCGGAACTGACCCTGATCTGGCCGAACACCAGCAGCGCCTTCTCGGGCGACCTTGCGGCGCGCGCCCTTGGCCTGCGTGCCGCGATCGATGAACAGCAGGGCTGGCACAAGACGATTTCCAACGTGCCGCTGGCAGGCGTAACCGGCGCATCGAAGGACATCTTCTTCGATATCCAGGACGAAAGCACCGATGCCGCCGCGCTCAACGCCGCCGATATCGTCACGCTGGTGCGCGCCAACGGCTTCCGCCTGTGGGGCAACACCACCTGCGCCGGGGTGGATGCCCCGGAATACCGCTTCGAAAGCGCGGCCCGCGCATCGCAGATCCTGCAGGATGAAATTGCCGCTGGCCTGATCTGGGCCATCGACAAGCCAATCACCGGGGCGCTGATCCGCGATATCATCGAAACGGTGAACGCGCGCCTGCGCACGTTGGTGGCCGAAGGCAAGCTGATCGGCGCGCGCGCCTGGTACGATCCGGCCAACAACAGCGGCACCGATCTGGCCGCCGGCAAGCTGGTGATCGATTACGACTTCACCCCGCCTGCCCCGCTCGAGGCGCTCACGATCAACCAGACGATCACTGACCGCTACTACGCCATCCTTTCGCGCGCGGCAGCCTGATCGGCCTGATCAGGCTTTCGCCACCCACCCCCGATTTTTCGAACAGGAGCCACGCCCATGGGCCTGCCCAACAAGCTGAAGGATTTCCGCACCTACATCGATGGCGAACGCTACGCCGGAGAGATCGCCGAGGTCACCCTCCCCAAGATCGCCACGAAGTACGAAGCGTGGCGCGGCGGCGGAATGATCGGCGAAGTCGATATCGACATGGGCATGGAAAAGATGGAGGCCGAGCTTACCGCCGGTGGCCTGATCAAGAACCTGCTCAAGCAGTTCGGCGCAATTGCGCACGATGCCGCGCTGCTGCGCTTCGTCGGCGCCTATCGCCCCGAAGGTGGCGGCGCCCAGGCGCTCGATGTCACCATGCGCGGTCGCCTTGCCGAGGTTGACTGGGGCGGCGCCAAGAGCGGCGGCGATACCGAGCACAAGTTCAAGTACAGCCTCACGTACTTCAAGCTCAACATCGATGGCGTCGACATGATCGAGATCGATATCGTTGCCGGCACCTTGATCGTGGACGGCGTCGATCGCCGCGCCGAGCTGACCGCCATCCTCGACGGCTGATGACTTTGCCGGAAGGGCCTCCCCGCCCTTCCGGTTCCTGACCGGGTGGCAGCGTGTTTTGCGGGGACGCTGCCACCCGGAACCCGCATCCCGCAAAGATGAGAACCCGCCATGGCCACCGCTACCCCCAAGAAGATCACCCTTTCCCGCCCGATCCAGCGCCAGAACGGCCCCGCCGTGGAAGAGCTCACCCTGCGCGAACCCGGTGCCGGTGAAATGCGCGGCCTCAAGATCTTCGACCTCATGCAGGGCGATACCGATGCCCTGATCAAGCTGCTGCCGCGCATCGCCAGCCCTGCCATCATCACCGAAGAGGTTGAGCAGTTCTGCGTGGCCGATATCGCCGCCGTTGCTGCCGAGGTGATCGATTTTTTTCTGACCCCGGCGCAGCAGGCCAAGGCCGAGAAGCTCCGGGCACAGATGGACTGATCGAGGACGCGATGGCCGATATTGCGGCGGTGTTTCACTGGTCTCTGGAAACACTGTCCGCGATGCCGCTGCGCGAACTGATCGATTGGCGCCGCCGCGCCGTGGAATGCTGGAACCGGATGCAGGGGCAGGAATGATCGATGTCTGATGGTGCGCTCAATCTCCTGATCCGGTTCACCGCGATGGACAAGCTGACCGGCGGGTTGAAGAACATGCTTGGCGCCAGTCAGCGCATGAGCACCGGCATCCGCGCCGCGCGCGATGAACTGCGCAAGATGGAACAGCAGCAGAAGGCCATTGCGGGCTTTCGCCAGCTGAAGAAGGGCCTCGCCGATACGCGCACTGCCATGCAGGAAGCGCAGACCCGCGCAAGCACGCTGGGGGCGGAACTGGCCAGGACGGAAAACCCCTCGCGCAAGATGCGCCGGGAATTCGAACAGGCGCGCAAGGAAGCCGAGAAGCTGGCAACCCGCTTCACGGAACAAAGCCGCGCACTGGATCAAAGCCGCAACAGCCTTGCCTCTGCCGGGATCGATACCCGCAACCTCGCCCGCCATCAGCGCGATCTGACCGGCGATATCGACGCGGCCAACCGGCGCCTGCAGCAACAGCAGGAACGGCTCGAACGGCTTGGCCGCGCCAGCGAACGAGCCGAAAAGATGAAGGAACTGGGCGGCAAGCTGGCCGGGGCCGGCGCGATCGCCGGTGCTGCCGGCGCAGCTGCTGCCGCGCCGATCGTGATGCAGGCTCGCGCAGCCATGACGTTCGAATCCGCGATGGCCGATGTACGAAAGGTGGTGAACTTCGAAACGCCCCGCCAATTCCAGCAGATGTCCCGTGATGTGCTCGATCTCAGCACCCGCGTGCCGATGGCGGCAGAAGGTATCGCCTCGATCGTTGCAGCGGCGGGCCGCGCCAACATCGCCCGGGCCGAGCTGCTGGGCTTTGCCGAAGATGCCGCCAAGCTTGGCATCGCCTTCGATATCAGCGCCGAAGAAGCGGGCCAGACCATGGCCAAGTGGCGGACTGCCTTCTCCCTGACCCAACCTCAGGTCGTGGCGCTGTCAGACCAGATCAACGCGCTTACCAATCGCTATGGCGGCAACGCTGCAGCGGTAAGCGGGATCGTTACCCGCATCGGCTCATTGGGCAAGGTGGCCGGTGTCACCGCGCCCCAGATCGCGGCGATGGCGCAGCTGCTCAACAGCGTGGGCGTGGAAGAGGAAGTTGCCGCAACCGGCATCAAGAACATGATGCTGGCCATGACCAAGGGCACCGCTGCCACCAAGTCTCAGAAGGCCGCTCTGGAAACCTTGGGCCTCGAAAGCTCCACTTTGGCCAAGCGGATGCAGACCGATGCATCGGGGGCAATCACCGATGTGCTATCGCGCATCTCGCAGATCCCGAAGGAAGCGCAGGCAGGCCTGCTGACCGAACTGTTCGGATCGGAATCGGTGGGCGCGATCGCACCGCTACTGACAAACCTCGACAAGCTGCAAAGCAATCTCGGCCTGGTGGGAGACAAGGCGCAGTACGCCGGTTCGATGAACAAGGAATTCCTTGCCCGCATCGCCACCACCGAAGGCGCCACCGGCCTGCTGGGCAACGGCTTCAAGGCGCTCAACATCGAACTTGGGCAGATGCTGCTCCCCACGATCACCGCCTTCGCCGAAAGTGCCAAGGGCGTGATCCAGCGCGTCCGCGAATGGGCGCAGGCCAATCCCGGCGTGGCGAAGGCGCTGGTGATAATCACGGCTGTGCTGGCTGGACTGGCCGTTGTCATCGGCGGGATTTTGGTTGTGGCGGGGGGCCTGATCAGCGCGTTCGGCGTAGTGACAGCGGCAGCAACAGCAGCGGGGATCACGCTTTCGGCGTTGATCGCGCCGGTGCTTGCCGTGGTGGCTGTTGCAGCGGCTGCGGGATACCTGATCTACCAGAACTGGGACATGCTGAAGGCCAAGTTCCAGCCTTTGATCGATGCGATCATCGCGGTTTGGGACAAGCTGATGGCCGCGTTCGGCACGCTGGCCAGTGACCCTGCCCTGATGATCTGGGGCCAGATGATCGCCGATATCTTTGGCGGCGTTGTCATGGCCACGATCAACACCGTGGTCGGCGTGCTGACCGGGGCCTTCACCATCATCGGCGGACTGATCGATTTCATCACCGCCATCCTGACCGGAAACTTCACCGCGGCATGGGCCGCTGTGAAAACCATCTTCTCCGGCGGGGTGCAGGCCATTGTCAGCATCATGATGGGCGTGGGCGAAGCCATGGCCAGCATCGGCACCGCGATCATCGGTGGCATCAAGCGCGGGATCATGGCGGGCTGGGAATCGGTCAAGTCAACCGTATCGTCGCTCGCCACCTCTCTCCCGGGCTGGCTCAAGAAGCCGCTGGGCATCAAATCGCCTTCGCGCGTGTTCATGATGCTGGGCGGCCACGTCGCCTCGGGCCTGCGGGTGGGCATCGACAAGGGCCGCGACGGTGCGGTTCGGTCCGTGCGCCGCATGGCAGGGGCCGTGGCCGGCGCCGGTGCTACTGCCGTGGCCGCGCCCGCGCTGGCGTTCGCACAGCCCCAGATTGCTGCGCCAGAACTTCCGGCTCCGATAACGCAGGCCTTGCGCCCCGCCCGGAATCTGGCATCGGCACTGCCTGCCCCCGCTGCCCAGCTGCTGCGCCCCGTGATCAATGCCGGCACAGGCGCTGCGCTTCCCTCGCTGGGGCCACTGGCCGGGATGCTGCAGCGTTTGGCGCGCCCACCGGTTGCGGCCGGAACCGGCATGGCACCGCCCAGCCCCGGCGCTGGTTTGCCCGGCGCATCGCCTCGCCCGCTGTTGAACCTTGGCAACCAGCCTGCATTCCGCCCCGCGCCAGCTGCACCTGCGCCGGATCGCGGCGCAGCAGCCGCGCGCAGCGAGCCGAGGAAGATCGAGATCCACATCCACCAGCTGCCCGGTGAAAGCGCCGATGATCTGGCCCGCAAGGTCGAACAGATCCTGCGCCGCAATGCCGGTGGCGGTGGCTCCTACGGAGACGACTTCTGATGCTCGCCGCGCTTGGCATGTTCGTTTTTGAAACCAGCTCGGCCCCGTTCGCCGAATTGACCCGGCGGCGCGAATGGCGGCACGCCCGCACCGATGTTTTCGGTGCGCGCGCAGCCAGCCAGTTCCTTGGTCCCGGTGACGATCAGGTGACGATATCGGGCGCGCTGGTACCAACCCTTGCGGGCCGCTATTCCTCGATCGAGCAGATCGCCGACATGGCAGAGACCGGCGAGGCCGTGCCGCTGACCGATGGCGCGGGCAACGTGCTCGGCACCTTCACGATCGAGGGCCTCGACGAAACGCACCGCTACCTGACCGAGAACGGCAAGGCGCGCTGGATCGACTTCTCCATTACGCTGAAGCGGGTGGCCGATGCCTGATTTCGTGCAGCCTCGCGCGGCGTGGCGCGTTACGCTTGGCGGCGAGGATCTGACGGACCGGATGAAGCCGCGCCTGGTCTCGCTCCGCCTTTCCGAAAAGCGCGGGGAATCGGCAGACAGCCTCGAAATCACCCTGCAGGACCATGACGGCCAGCTCGCCCTGCCCCCCGAAGGTGCTGTGCTCACCGTGGCGCTCGGGTGGGAACGCGGTACCTTCGTGGACGTGGGGCTGGTATCCAAGGGCAGCTTCAAGGTGCAGGACATCACATGGTCAGGCCCGCCCGATCTGGTGACGATCACCGCCCGGTCGGCAGACCTGAAGGAAAGCTTCCGCACCCGCACCAGCAAGGTGTGGAAGGATACAACGTTGGGCAACATCATCAGCAAGATCGCAGGCGCCCATGGCCTTGCTGCGCGGTGCCATGGCCAGCTGACGGGCAAGTCCGTGACGGTGGCGGAACAGCACAACAAGTCGGACATGCAGTTCCTGCGCGATCTGGGACGGCGCTATGATGCCGTGGCCACCGTGAAGGATGGCTGCCTGATCTTCGCCCCGGTTGGCGCTGCCACCACGTCGACCGGCAAGACGATCCCCGGCATTGCCCTGACCCGGCAGAGCGGGGACCGCGTGACCTATCGCCGCGCCGCGCGCGAAGGCGGGCAGGATGGGGCTGAGGCGCAGTGGCACGATCAGGACCAGGCGCAGCGCAAGAAGGCCACCAAGGGCGGATCGAACCGCCGCCGCCTCAAGCGCGTCTATGCCAGCGAAACCGATGCAAAGGCCGCTGCCACGTCTGAAACCAACCGCCTCAAGCGCGCCGCCGCCAGCCTTGACGTCACCCTCGCCCTGGGCAACGCCCTTGCCGCCCCCGGTGGCCGGGTGACGGCAGTGGGCTTCAAATCAGAGATAGATGCCCAAATGTGGCTGGTGACCGAAGTGAGCCACGAAATGGACGGCACTGGCGGCTATCGCACCAGCCTCAAGATGGAAGTGGCGGCTTAGCGAATTGCTGACTGGATCTTGTCGGCGAAAGTGATCAGTGCGGTGATCACGATCAAGGATGTCAGGCTCACCGATACGATAAAGCCTTTGCCCGGGAGATGGGCAATACGCTCTTTAAGCGTGGCAACGTCCACCTTTATCTCGCCGGTATCGCGGCGCAGATCCCTTACGGCATCTTCAACAAGAGTTAGGCGGCGTTCCATATCACCGGAGTTGCCACCGCCACCGCCGCTTTTCAACCACTCGGGCTGATAATTTTCATCCGGCTTGGTGTTTGCCCGGATAGGATGGACATTGCTGTAAATTTCGCGGCCACCATCAATCGCCATCTTTGGCTCCACCATCAACCACCTTAAGGTTCGCATCCAGCTCAAGGCCGGTAGCTTCTGTCATCAGCACCATCTGGAAGCGGCGGATGCTGTTTAATCCGGCCACAATACTTGGCAAAACCTCGGTGTTGAACGACTTTACATCATAGTTATGGCCTGTGCCCAGATGTTGAAGAGCGCTCAGTATGTCGACCTGTGCAAGCAGACTTCGATGAATTCCGTCGAAGAGCATGTCGAACATCACCCTCGGCATTTGCACGTTGATCGGGTCTGTCGGCGGAATCGCCAACCAACCGTCTACGAGTCGCGGATCGAACTGGAATACATCTAAGGGCGGGTCGCCTTCCAGAATGAAGCGATTGGGCAGGCCTTCGGTGTCCGCGCCTGTTTCAACTTCTTCAGTCACGCTTGCCTTGCTCCATTGCTTCCTCACTCACACGCCACACCGTCTCCGTCGCGATCGAGGCGGCGGGAGTAACCCGGGTCGCCTGATCTGACCGGGGCGGCACCAGCAGCTCGGGCAGATGCGCAGTTGGGGTAGTAGGCCGAGCCTTCACGACCCCCGCTACGAAAATTCTGCACGCCGCGACGTCTGCGCCTGGTCCGCGAACGGTTTTTCCCGCGCCCTCTAGCTTCTGCGCTGTCAAAACAAAGCAGACTGGCCATTAGGCCTAGCAGCATGCCGCGTCTGCTTGATCGCTCGCTCACGGCTTTACTTGACCACCGGCGACATGGCGCAATCTTTGAGCTGCGCCCCGCCCATCACCTCGTCAACCGATTGGCAGATGACAGTGATCGAGCTGCCCTTGTCGATCTTGGCAGCCTGTTCCTTGGACAGGCCGTTGATCGCGACATTGGTGACCTTGCCCTTCTGGCTGATGCCCATGTCATGCGTATCGTTCGCGCCGGCCAGCTGCACCACCGGATCATCGGCGAAATCAAGCGTGATATCCTTGACCACGCCGGTCACCTTCAGGGCCTTGCCATCATAGCCCATCTTGGCCTTGACCTCGTTCTCCTGAAACGCGGCGGAGAGTTGCTTGGCGCTGACTTCGACAGCATCGGGCGCCGCCGGAGCTGCTGCCTCTGCCGCCTTTTCCGATGAGCCAGCCTGTGGCGCCGGGGCGTTGCTGCCACCACCAGCCAGCTGGCCGATCACGCCAAGGCCCACGATCACGCCCACCGCAATCAGGCAGCCTTTGCCCAGGCCCATCTTCTTCTTCGGTTCTTCGGTCAATTTCGTTCCCCTGTTTGAATTATGAGTGCGACTCGACAGGGCTTGTTCTTATCATTTTCCGTTAAAACAAATATTTCACTCGCTCCATTCTGGATCAGGATAGAAGTCGGTATCAGGATCAACGCCTTCACCAATTGGCACCTGCGGCTTCATTGCTTGCGCGGTAAGGTCGACAATCGGTTCTGAACCGTCGAATGTTGCCCGGATCCAGCACCCCCAAGGTGTCTGCACTTGAAATACGGCGCGGATTTCAACGCCGTCTCGCATCAAGCTACCAATCCTCCCGCACCGCTCTGCGGTGAGGTAGCCCAGTTGCCCCCCGCCAGTTGCAAACACTGCGATTGCGCGAGGGTCTTTCTTGTTGCTCGGTTCTGGAACAAGATCGACCGGCTCGCCCGGGGCCAGAAGCTCGATCTCAAATCGCCGATTGCTGCCATCAGCGTTGGGATAGGCAATGCCAACCACCGCAAGCGACATTGCTGGAAGCGGGGTAGCTTCAATCACATCCTGCGCCCGATCCAGACCACCCGGCCAACAACGTGCAGTTCATCCTCGACAGCCTCGATCGGCGAGACATTGGGATTGTCGCTCATCAGCAGAAAACGGCCATCGGCCATGCGCCGAACGCGCTTGATGGTGGCAAGCTGACCATATCCAAGCGCCCAGATGCGATCCTGCTTTGTGATCGTGTTGTCGGCTCGATTCACGATCACATCGTCTTCGTCCAAGATAGTTGGCATCATCGAATCGCCGTCGCCGCGCGTGAGAAACAGGTCGGATGGTCCATAACGAACAATCCGATCTAGCCATTCACGCCTGAACGGGACCAACGTTGATCCAATCTCGCCATCGACGAAAGCTCCGCCGCCAAGCGCAAAATCCAGATCAATCTCAGGAATCAAACGCATCCCGAGCTGTTCGGCTATCAGTTCTGGGGTGGGAGCGGGAAGCGCACCGATCGTCGGATCATCTGTTTCGCCATTCAGATAGGCTGCGCTTGTTTGCAAAGCATAGGCGATGCGATGCAGGTGCTTTGTGCCAACTTTATTGCGGTTAATCAGATTGTTGATGGTCGGCTGAGCAAGTTCGACTTTACGAGCAAGCTCTGACTGCGACATCCCCAGCTCAGCTAGGCGCGCGGCAATGCGGTCTCCGACAGCCATGACGCCTACCTATAGCCGGGGCTATAGTGCGCCATATATGTTTTGGGATTGACTGGCCTATAGTTTTCGGAATAGGTGGGGTTATGGACTTGATCCCCACCCCCTTCGAAGCACTTGAGCAAGCGCTGCAAGCTGCCGGTTCGCAGAGCGAACTCGCGCGGATTTGCGGCGTTCAGCAACCCACCGTCTGGAAATGGCTTCAAAGTTCCAAAAGGATACCCGCAGAGCACGTTCTGCGCGTTGAAGCAGCAACTCGCGTTCCCCGTCATCATCTGCGCCCCGATATCTACCCGGCCGACCTCGGCCCTTCACCTCGCTGGCATGGCGTAGACCTCGGCGATTGCCGCGTCTCTTTCCAAAATGGGGTTGTTTTGCAACGTGATGGCAAGTTTGGAGCGGCAGCATGACGAAGCGGCGCGACCCTCTCACCTTCCACCGCGCGCTTACCGTTGTCGCCGCCCGTATCGGGTGGGATCGCTGCGCCATGATCACCGGGCGAACAGAGCGCCAGGTGCGCAACTGGTCAGATCCGGACGCTGACAGCGAGATTTCGATCCTCGATGCCAACCGGCTCGACAAGGCCTTCATCGCAGCAGGGGGCGATCACGGCCCGTTCCAGCAGGTTTATAATGCTCTGCTGGATATCGCGTCCGCTGAAATCGATGCCGATATCGTTCATGCTGCCGCCAAGGCCGCGAAGGAAAGCGGAGAAGCCGTTTCGGCCCTGATCGAAGCTGCATCATCCAGTGATCCCGCTGTCCGGCGCCGTGCGCGGCAGGAAACCGAAGAAGCGCTGCAGGCCCTTGCATCCAGCGTTGCTGCGCTCGATCAACAGGAAGCGAGGTCATGATTGCAATGGCCGATCAGACCAGCGGCGCACCCGCCATGCCCACCGCTCGCCCCAGCGCCTCTCATCAGGATCGTGCCGGCAACTTGCGATGCCCACACTGCGACTGTGCAGGCCGCGTACGCTCCAGCGAAATGGTAACGCCGCAACACCGCAAGCTCTATTACCAGTGCATCAACGTGTTTTGCGGCCATAGCTGGCTCGCCACCGTCTCTTACGAATACGGGCTTTCGCCCAGCGCCATCCCCAACCCCAAGGTTACCCTGCCGCTGCGCCCGATGCCGCGTCAGCAGGTGATGGAGCTGATGCGCGAGCGCGATCCTTCCCAGCCCGACATGTTCGACGCGCCCTCTGAAGAGAGCGCCGATCCAGACACCGGCTAACGCAGCGCCCCTCGGGTCGCCCCAAACGCCAACGAGCGAATTCACCTGTCCCCGCTGCGCTTTTCCGGACGCGATTCCGGAGACGCCCCTGCCTTGCCTGAAGGATTGATCGAATGCCTTCTGCCATCCGTACCCGCTCTGCCTGCCTCGCCCACGCAGAAACACAGGCTCGTTCATTTAGCTCCGCTTCACCTGGTCACGGCCTGCGCTTCGAAATCCGCAAAGACGAGATCGCCCTGCTCAAGCGGCAAGCGCTGATCAACCGGGTTCGGCGCGCTCGCCTCGATGAAAGCGCCGGATCGATCGGCGTGACAGCCGCGATCGTCGGGCTGCTCTTCATGTTCGGCAAATGCGGCCCTGCGCTGCTGCCTTGGCTCTTCAACTGAAGCTTCGCTTCCTGCGCCTCCTCCCCGCTCCTGAAAGTCCCCGATTTCCATGCGTGACGACATCCGCACAGAGGTTCTTGCCAACATCACCCGCGACTATCGCTTCGCCGAGCCGCGCGGTGAGTGGCTGCAGAAGGGGAAGTGCCCCCAGTGCGGCAAGAAGGAACTGTTCACTTCCTACAAGAAGCCGTGGGTGCTGCGCTGCAGCCGCGCCAACCGGTGCGGGTGGGAAGGCGAGGTTAAGGACCTCTATCCCGAGATCTTCGACAGCTGGTCAAATCGGCACCAGGTCACCGAGCAGAACCCGAACGCCGCCGCCGATGCCTACCTGCTCAATGCGCGCGGGCTCGATCTTCGCCTGCTGCGCGGTTCTTACGTGCAGGAAAGCTACTTCGATCGGCAGCGCAACATCGGCAGCGCCACCGTGCGCTTCGATCTTCCCGGCGGCAGCTGGTGGGAGCGCCTGATCGATCAACCGGGGCGCTTCGACAAGAAGGCACGCTTCGCCCCCGGCAAGTCCTATTCCGGCCAGGTCTGGCTGCCGCGCGATGTCTCGATCGAACAGCTCGTGGGCGCGAAGGAAATCTGGATCGCCGAGGGCATCTTCGATGCGTCTGCCCTGTGGCAGGCCTTCACCGGCGCCGAGCTGGCCGACAAGGGCCTGTTCGCTGTCTCGGCAATGTCGGTCAACAACTGGCCCGAGAAGTTCCTCGACGAGCTGCGCAAGGCGATTGCCAACGGCCCCACGCCAACGCACCAGCCCCGCCTGATCTTCGCCTTCGACGTCGGCAAGGCCGGCACCGATTACACCCGCAAGTATGTGAAGCGGGCGCGCGATGAAGGCTGGGAAGCCAGCGCCGCGCAGCCCCGGCCCGAGGGCGAGGACGACAAGCTCGACTGGAACAACCTGCTGGTCCGCGATCGGCTGACCCAGAAGCACCTCGAGGAATATCGCTCGAACGGCGAGGTCCTCGTCGCGGCCGATGCCTTCGAGAAGGCCTACAAGCTCTGGCAGCAGAAGGGCCAGAACGTCAGCCAGTTCCCCTTCATCTTCAACAGCGAGACTTACTGGGCGGAATTCAGCCCAAAGAAGATCGACGAAGTCGTCAAGGAGCTGCGCGAAAATCCTGCCTATGAGAACAAGGACCCGCGCGAGGTCCGGCAGGAAGCGGCAGAGCAGGCCGGCACGATCAAGCGGATCTGCAGCGCCAGCTTCCGCACGCTCTACTTCCAGCGCAATCCCGCCACCGAGGAAAGCCACTACTACATCCGGGTCGATTTCCCGACTGACCGGAACGCCATCAAGGCCCCGTTTTCGGGCGGGGCGCTGTCCGCCTCGGCCGAGTTCAAGAAGCGCCTGATCTCGGTTGCGCCCGGCGCGTTGTGGCTGGGCAGCGGAGAACAGCTCGACCGCCTCGTCGGCGTGCAGACCCGCAAGATCAAGACCGTCGAGACGCTCGAATTCACCGGCTACGATCGCAAGCGCGAAGTCTATGTCTTGGGCGATTACGCCGTGCGCCGGGGCCGCGTCCACCGCCTCAATGACGAGGACTTCTTCGACTTCGGCGACTGCGCCCTGAAGCTCGCCACGTCCGAACGCCTGCTCGAAATCGAATACGATGCCGAGGCCAAGCCGGTCTCGTGGTTTCCGGTGCTGATCGATGCGTTCGGCATGAACGGCCTGGTCACTACCGCCTACTGGATCATGTCGCTGTTTGCCGAACAGATCCGGCACCAGACCAAGAGCCTCGCCTTCCTCGAAATGTCGGGCCTTCCCGGCACCGGCAAGTCGACCGTGCTGGAATTCCTCTGGAAGGTTTCCGGCCGCGAGAACTACGAAGGCTTTGACCCGACCAAGGCCACCGCCGCCGCGATCGCGCGCAACCTCGGCAAGGTCTCGAACCTGCCCGTCGTGCTGATCGAGGGCGACCGCAACGAGAGCGTGCCCCATTCGAAGCGGTTCGAGTGGGAGGAACTCAAGAGCCTCTACAACGGCCGCGCCACCCGCTCTCGCGGTGTGAAGAACGGCGGCATGGAAACCTTCGAGCCGTTGTTCCGCGGTTCGATCATCATCGCCCAGAACGATCCGGTCAGTGCCTCCCCGGCGGTGCTGGAACGCATCATGTCGCTCCACTTCGACAAGTCGGGCTTCTCCGAGGTGACCAAGGCAGCAGCCGAGAAACTGGAACGCTGGCCCGCCGAGGAGCTGTCCGGCTTTCTGCTCCACGCCCTGCGCCATGAAGAGAACTTCATGAAGGCATGGAGCGAGGCCTACGCCCGCTACCAGGCCGAGCTGCAGCAGGCATCGGGCGTCAACAACATCCGCCTGATTCGCAACCACGCGCAGCTTGCCGCCGCGCTGACGGCTATGTGTGGGCTCCTGCCGGTCAGCGATGGCCTGCACCGCGCAGGGCTGGATTTCATCGCGGAGATGACCCGCACCCGCCAGCGCGTGGTGTCGAGCGAGCATCCGGTGGTCGAGAAGTTCTGGGCGATCTTCGATTACCTGGTCGAGATCGAGACCGACGCCCAGCGCGACGAGCGCTCGCTCAACAACAGCCGCAAGCCCGAGAGCGAGATCGCGGTCAGCCTGCCCCAGTTCTTCGAACGCTGCCGCACCCATGGCCAGACCCCGCCGACCGAGGACGATCTGCGCCGCCACCTCAAGACCTCGAAGGCCCGCAAGTTCGTGGCTTGCAAGACCGTCAACGCGGCCAGCGGGAAGCACTTCCACTGCTGGGTCTTCACCCGCCCCCTCTCCGAAACTTCGATCATCTGAAAGGCACTGCCATGAAGCGTAAACCTGCCTCTCTCCCGCAAGTCGCCAGCTTCGAATGCTCGCGCTGCGAAACCGTCCACCAGAGCCACGACAGCAAGATTCCGGTTGGCTGGACCCAGCGCCCCGGCGCGGTCTGGTGTGCCGATTGCACCCGCCTCGGCATCTCCGACCGCAAGATCAAGACCGCTCCCCTGACCGACAAGGTGCGCCTGCGCGGCGAAGTGCTCGAGTTGCTGCGCGAAGGCGCGAAGCTGATGCCCAAGGGCACGCCCGAAACTGCGGCGTGGGTCAGCAACGTCAACCAGCTGATCGCTGCCCAGCAGAGGGCCGCGTGATGTCGCGCTCCGGTGAGATCGTGATCGTCGGCGATCCTTCGATCCTCGAACTGTGGCCCGAAACCCCGCTTTACGCTTGGGACTACGACGCCCTGCTCGAACAGGCCAAGGGAGCGCTGCAGCGCCGCCGCGAAGGCTATCCCAAGCTGGTCGAGCGCGGCGCCATGACGCAGGCCGAGGCCGAGGAGGACATCGCCGCCTGGGAACTGATCGAGGCCGAGTGGCGCTGGATCGTCGATGGCAGCGGCGAGCTTCCGCCGGTCGGCTCGCTCGACCAGCGCCTCGGCGCGATTGACCTGGCGCTTGAGCGGGTCGGCACCGAGCTGCGTCGTGGCAACCGCCAGCACGCCGTGTTCCGACAGTCGCACCTGCTGCAGGCGATGCGCTGGCACCTCGAACGCCTCGATCACGGCGCACCGGCAGTCCACCGCTTCACCCGCCTGACCCGCGAAATCCGTGCAGAAATGGCCAAGGGTGAGCCAGCGCAGAAGGAAGCCGCCTGATGTGGGCGCGCCTTCACCCCATCGCCCGCGATGCGCTTGGCTTGGCTGTCGCGGCCTGCGCAGGTTGCCTGCTCGGCCTGATCGAACAGGTGACGCGATGAGCCACGCCAAGCGACCGCCGCTTGCAGATCGCCTGCGCGCCCACCGTGCCGAGATGGAACTCGCCCGCGCCGAAGGCTGCAGCGTCCTCGAAGCCCGCGCTCGCATCGCCTCCCGCGCCGCCTCGGCCCGCTGGAACGAGACCAACGCCCGCTTGCAGGCTCGCATCAACAGCCGCGCCCAGGCGCGCTCCCACGCCACCCCCGCCGCTGACCAGCAGAGCCCCGAGCTCTGGTGGCAGCGCGACTGACCTCACCAACGAAAGGCCCCGCAAATGTCTCTCAATCTACCCCGCGAAGGAACCCGCGAGCATCAGGTTCTCGAAAGGCTCTGCACCGGCAGCAGCAACAAGGAGATCGCCCGCGATCTCGGCATCAGCCCGCGCACGGTCGAAATCCACCGCATGCACGTGCTGCGCCGCATCGGCGCGAAGAGCAGCATTCATGCCGTTACCATCGTCCTGGAAGCGAGGGTGCGTGAGCTCGAGCAGCAATTGGCCGAGGCGCAGGCACGGCAGTGCGATTGCGTGGCGATCGGAGGGCTCAACTGATGGCCCTGACCAAGACCGAAAGCACCGTGCTTGCGCAATGGGACGGCGGCGCCACGGCCCGCCAGATCGCCGCGACCACCGGCCTCACCTTCGCCCGCGTCTCGCAGATCATCGAGACCTATCACGATCGCGGAACCCGCCTGCACTGCAGGGCCATGGCCGAAGGCTCCGCCCTCCTGCGCCGCGCAATCCTCGCAAACATCCAGACGGGAGCGGTGGCATGACCTGCGAATGCATTACTGAGATCGAGAGCAAACTGCCCGAGCATAAGCTCGACATCACCATTTGCTTCTCGCGCAAGCACAACACGATGACGGCTCAAACGTACACTGCGCTCGAACGTAGGGACAACGGGAAGCGGGAGACGCGGAGCAAGCAACCCCGGCTATTCGCCCACACCTTCTGCCCGTTTTGCGGCACCCGCTACGAACCGGCCCCCGCCGAGGAAGGCGGTGCGGCATGAAGGCGCTCACCATCTGGCAGCCATGGGCCAGCCTGATCATCGCCGGAGCAAAGCCCTACGAGTTCCGGGGCTGGCGCGCGCCGCGCTCGCTGATCGGCCAGCGCATCGTCATCCACGCCGCCGCAAAGAAGATCAACGGCGAGGAACTGACCCTGCTGTTCAACGTCCTCGCACTTCGCGACAAGTCTCGTGACTTGGCGCTGGCCGCTGCAGAAACGTGCCTTATCCACGAAAAGGCAGTCCCAGTCCTAAACCGCGCATTCGGGCGCGAGCTGCCCATGTCCGCCGGCATCGGCACCGCGGTGATCGGTGAGCCGCGCCTTGGCACCGAGATCGCCGAGGAATTCGGCGTCCCCCGCGCCAACGACAGCGACCGCGACACCCATGCTAACTGGGGCTGGCCCATGCTCGATATCGAAGCGTGGGACAGCCCTATTCCGATGCGTGGCGCCCAAGGCTTCTGGAATTGGCCCGAAACTGACCAGCTGATCGGAGGCGCGGCATGACCTATCTCGACACCGCCCGGAAAGCCCTCAAGCTATTCCGGAAGGGCAAGAGCAATCCGGAAATCAAGGTCGCTCTCGGATACTCGTACAGCGCGGACGTTGTGCGGGCCGTCAATTGTGCGCAGCTTTACGAGGGCTTCGAGGAGCCTGCGCTCACGGTGCAGGAGATCGATCTCCTCAAGGCCGTCGCACGCGCCGAGCGCGCTGCAGCATCTGCTGGTGACGGGCGCGCCCCGCAACTCAAGTATTGCTCGGGGCTGTTCTGGCCCAAATCGCGTAGCGCCTATCTGGCATACCGCCGTCTCGGATCCCACCGCCGGGGCGAAGAACAACGCCGCCCCGGCACCGGACTAGGGCTTCTGCATCCGTATAACGGGTACGTCCGCCTTACTCGGGCGGGATGGTCGCTGATCCACGCCCTCGAAGCACTGGGAGGCGCGAAATGACCGAGCTTCGTCAAGGCGTGACGCCCACCCAGCACGAGGTGCTCGATCTGATCGAACGCGAAGCCGCCGGATGGTCCCTTGCTGATGGCTGGGAGGCCAAGTTGGAATTCGCGGCCGATCTCGCCAAGAGCGCGGCGGCAGGCGAAGTGCTGCGCACTGTGCGGGAGCAAGCGATCCGCGCCGCTGCTCTCCTGATCGACGCCGCCGACGAAATTGGCCGACTGATCGGAGCCGAACAATGACCGGGCGCGTCCTCATCGGTTGCGAACGCTCTGGCATCATGCGCAGAGCGTTCCTCGCGCTGGGCTTCGATGCCTGGTCCTGCGACCTTGAACCGTCTGACGATGGCAGCAATCGCCATATTCGCGACGATCTGCGCAATCACCTCGACGGTGGCTGGGATCTGCTAGCGGTGATGCACCCACCGTGCACGATACTTTGCAACTCCGGCGTCCGCTGGCTCTACATCGGGGGCAAGCGGGTGAACGGGCGCGACGAGGCGCGATGGCTAGAACTCGATCAGGCAGCGGACTTCTACCGCACCTGCCGTGATGCGCCGATCGAGTGCAAAGCGATCGAGAACCCCGTCATGCACCGCGAGGCAATCCGCCTCACCGGACGCGGCAAGACCCAGTTTGTGCAGCCATGGTGGTTCGGAGACCCGTTCTTCAAGGCCACCGGCTTCGAGCTGCTCAACCTGCCGGAGCTTGTGCCCACCAACCGCCTCACACCGCCGGCAAAAGGCACCCCCGAGCACAAGGCATGGAGCCGCGTCCACCGCATGCCCCCCGGCCCCGAGCGCGCCCGCCTGCGCAGCGAAACCTTCCCCGGCCTAGCCGCCGCATGCGCCCAGCAGTGGGGCCAAACCCTAGAACAAGCGCGAGGAGCGCGAGCAGCATGATCGTTATCCGCGTCGAACTCTGGTCCGCTGTGAGCGGCCAGAAATCCGAACTCGCCCGCATGGTGATCGACAACATCGGCGGCACCAACCAATCGGGCGACTATCGCTGCCGCACCCTGCGCGGTCGCTCCGAAGAAGCGCTCGATCGCGCGCTGCTCACCATGAGCAGCACCGGCACCCAGCGCGAAGGCCGCGTCCTCGGCCACGCCCGCCTGCGCGAACACGTCTGGAACCTCGTCGCCAAGGCACTCACCGGCATGGGCTACGGCCAACCCAAGGGAGGCCGCTGATGGCCGACAAAACGAAGATCGAATGGGCCGATGCCACGGTCAACGCCATCAACGGCTGCACCGTCACCAGCCCCGGTTGCACGAACTGCTATGCCATGAAGCTGGCAGGCACCCGCATGCGCAACCATCTCACCCGCAAGGGCCTCACGATCGAGAGCAAGGCCGGTCCCGTCTGGACCGGCGAGGTCCGCCTGCACGAACCCGCACTGCTGCAGCCTCTTTCCTGGAAAAAGCCGCGCCGCATCTTCTGGAACGCCCACGGCGACACCTTCCACGAGAACGTCCCCGACGAGTGGATCGACCGCATCTTCGCCGTCGCCAAGGCGACCCCGCAGCACACGCACATGATCTTGACCAAGCGAGCTGCTCGGATGCGCGAGTACGTGACTTCACGCACACGGTTGCCCGACAGCATCGCGGCATTCTACGATCTACCGACTGACGGCAGCGTGAAGATTCACCAGCCTTTGCGCAACGTCTGGCTGGGCGTCAGCGTCGAGGACCAGACCCGCGCCGACGAGCGCATCCCCGATCTGCTCGCCACCCCCGCCGTCGTCCGCTTCCTCTCCTGCGAGCCGCTGCTCGGGCCGGTCGATCTGACCCGCATCATGGAGGCCGGCGCGCAGGAGTGCTTCCACAGCACCAAGGATGCGCCGTTCAAACTGGGTGACCGGACTTGGACCGAGACCCGCTCAAGCCTCAACTCATTGACGGGCCATTATTGGGGCGAGGATTTGCTCGACGGAACATGGGAAGGTTGGCTCGGCGAAGAGCAGCCAAGCCCCGGCTTCGGTGAGAAAGGGTACTACAGCCCGATCGACTGGGTAATCGCAGGCGGCGAAAGCGGTCCCAGTGCCCGCCCGATGCACCCTGATTGGCTGATCCGCCTGCGCGACCAATGCGAAGCCGCCGGAGTTCCTTTCCACTTCAAGCAGTGGGGCGAGTACCTGCCGATCCATGCCGAAGGTGTGGTCAGCACCGGATACGCTTTCCGCAAAGTAGGCAAGAAGGCTGCCGGCCGTCGCCTCCATGGTCAAGAGCACGACGGCTTTCCGGGAGGGGCAGTCTGATGTTTCCGACCCCCGATCATCCGCAAGTGGTCCGCCACAACCGGCTCTTTTGTCGGATCGAGCAGTCCCGTCCCGGCCACAAGAAACGCACCGCACGATTCCGCCCCCGCATGCGCGATCTGGATTTCTGGATGGCGATGGGTGGATCGCTGCCCTCGCTGTCGCGCTTCTATCGCCACCACGGTCCCGGCGCGATCGCACCGCTTAAGCATGCGCTGCCCTTCCACATGTTCCCGCTGTCCGACCGGATCGAGGCCACCCGCCGACGCGCAAAGGGAGAAATCCTTTGAGCACCCCCGTCTCCATCGGCCCGCACCGCCTTTACCTCGGCGATGCCTATGCCATCCGGCCCACTCTGGGCTGGATGGACGCCGACATCATGGATCCGCCCTACGCCTTCGACAATTCCGGCGGTGGTACCTTCCGCAAGACACGCGAGGGCGCCAACCGGATCGTGGAGGAGGGCCTCGATCGCGGCTTCGACCGTTCGATCATCGATGCGTCGCGCAGCGGCGCGGTGGTGGTCTTCTGCCACAACGATCAACTGGGCGACCTCATCCCCGAACTGGTCGAGGATACTCGCGAGCAGGATGTGCTGCTGGTAGCAGACATGTTCGCCTACGCGCGACCACGCTTCCATCGCGCGGTGCTCGGTGTCTGGATAAAGCCGAACCCGTCGCCCATGGCGAACAAGCACTACCTCGCCGACATGGAGCCCTACATCCATGCATGGAACCCCGGCTATCATCCCCAGGGCGAGCACCACGATAAGCACCGGTGGACCCAGTGTGGCACCATCCGCACCAGCGCGTTCGATCACCCGACGGTGAAGCCCGCGCAGCTTATGGACAAGATCCTACGCAACGTCGCCGGTACCACCGTCTGCGATCCCTACATGGGCACAGGCAGCACCGGCGTTGCCGCGATCAAGGCGGGCAGGATCTTCACCGGCATCGAGCACAACCTCAAGCACTTCGAAACCGCCGTGCGCCGCATCACCGAGGCGTGGGAGATCAGCCAGCAGGAGGCCGCGTGACTGCAAAAGCGCGCTTCCAACAGTCTGACGTAACCCGAGCTGTAAAAGGCTTCACCAAAGCCGGTCTCGCTGTCGGCGGCATCCGCATCGCTCCGGACGGCGAGATCGTGATATTCTCGGCCGCCTACGCCGAATCGCTGGCAGCTCCCGCTGCATCCAACCCGCTCGACGAAGTACTGCTCAATGCCCCGCAAGGAAAAGCTGCCCGCTAACGTCTCCAGCTTTGTCGATCGACACGGCAAGCGGCGCTATCGCTGGCGCAAAGGCGGGCGGCAACGCTACTTCGTCGCGCACCCCAACACGCCGGAAGGGAAGGTGGAGCTCGAGCAGTTTATTGCCGATGCTCCTTCAGTGCAGGTCGCACCTGCAGCTCACGGATCGGTGGCTTGGGCGGCAAGACTGTACTTCGCATCCGCAACCTTCCGAGGCGCGAAGAATGCGCAGACTGAGCGGACCGCTCGCCTGATCCTCGACAAGTTCGTGGCCGAGTACGGCAAGTACAAAATCACCGACTGGCGCTTCGATCACATCGAGGCAGTCCTGATGAAGGCTGCAGAAAAGCGCCTAACCGAAAAGGGTCGCGTCGTCGGCGGACCCAGCGCCGCCGGCAACCTACGGCGCGAGCTCAAGTCGTTCTTCGACTATGCCATCAAACTGCTGCGGATCGAGAGAACCAACCCGGTCGACCAGGCCGCACACATCGCAGTGCCACGCCGTGGCTTCCACACTTGGACTGACGATGAGATCGAGCAGTACCGGTCACACTGGAAGCTCGGCACGAAGGCGCGTCTCGCACTGGAGATATTCCTCTGGACGGCGCAGCGCCGCGGGGATGCATCTCGATTCGGGCGTAAGCACCTGGTCAACGGCCAGATCGAGGTGACGCCCGAGAAGACCAGCAATTCATCGGGCATGACAGTGTGGCTCCCGGCCGCGCCCCAGCTGATCGAAGCAATCGCGAAAATGCCCGTGACCGGCACCGAGACCTTCCTTGTGACGGACTACGGCAAGCCCTTCACCGCCGCGGGCCTCGGCAACAAGATGCGCGACTGGTGCTCCGAAGCGGGCCTGCCCCACTGCTCGGCCCATGGCCTGCGCAAGGCAGCCACCAGGCGCAGCGCGGAATCCGGCGCGACCAATCAGGAGCTGAAAGCACTGGGCGGATGGACAAGCGACCGCCAGGTTTCGGTCTATACCGAAGCCGCCAACCGGAAAGCCCTCGCAGAACGTGCGATAAACCCCGTGATCGAACTGGATTTGGCTAACCGCTCGAAGCGGAAGTTGGCTAACCGGGCTCCAAAACCCCAGAAAACCTAG